TTTTTAAGCTGTTCAGCAGTAACGTTAGCTAGCTCCTTGCCGTTGTGCATTATAGTCTTGCTAGAACCAACACCAAATTTTGACTTCATTGCTGGCGCTGACATTGCTGGCGCTGACTTTGGTGAAGACGACTTCCGCGCCGATGCTTTAGATTCGGCAGTTACTCTACCAGAAGGTTTAGCGGCTGCTCTTGGCGTTGACTTTGCCTTGCTACGAGGAGTTGCTGACATAGACCCAGATAAATTTGATCTTGTTGAAGCTTTTTTTGCAGCGGTAATTCGGCCTACTGGTTTTGCAGGCGTTCGCTTTTTAGACGGCCCTCTTCGACGGCTAGAGTTGTAATGCCCCGGCATAATTAGTTCCTCACCATTTTTTGCACGACCAGTATCGTGCTGTTAATTTACTAGGCGGAGCGGTATCGCACTTGTGCCTAGCTCTAAAAGATTTTCGACGAGCAGGTTGATCTTTTTTGATCGTCATCTTTGCATCGCCAAACCTAATTGTCTTTACCTTGTCACCCTCTTTAGCTACCACCCCACACTTTTTTGTAGGATGGCTAGGAGTCCTCTTTGGTTTGTTGTACCCGCTTACCCCTGCTCGTGCTAGTCTTGGGTCTTTTTTGTTGCTCATCAATCAACCTCTCTACCTTTTCCTCAAGATCGGCTAGCTTTGCAAACTGCGACTCAAAAGCTTGGTTTATTTGCGAGATTAAACCATTAAATTCTTTTTCAGTCATCAACATATAATATATTCGCTGTATTAGTGGCAAGTATTTGCGGAAAATAAATTCGTTAATCTCCGCATCTTTGTGCGTTACAAATTGTAAAACACCTTATCAGGAAGATAACTCTTGAATCAAGGCTTGCTCATCAACCTGAGAAGGGCCACGCTCTTCTCTGGCACTAACAAACTCCCTATCTCTTATATTAAGATCCCGCTCTTTTAAAGCAATGTCAGCAATTTTAAGTCTGCGCTCAAATTCTTTATCATCTTCATTGCCTTTTTCTAGATTTTTTGTAATAGCCTCAATTTTCTTAATTTCCATTTCTTGCGGCTGAAGTTGCGCTTCCACCATATACTTCTCTGCTCTTGCCTGAGACTCTTGGGCTTGCGCTTGTAAAGCAGAAGTTTGACTCTGCTGAAATTCAAGCTGTGATTGCTGGGCTAGCTGTGCCATCTTCTGTGCTTCGGGATTAGGCTGTGATGCTTGTTGCATCGTAGCAATCAACTGCTCGCGGTTAGACAGATTCATGTTGTCAATAATGCTCTGGATCAACACAGGGTACAGAGGACTGTCTTGTTGCATTGTTTGTAGCAACTGCACAAGCTGAGTTACTTCATACTCTCTAGCAATAATGCCTAACGTACTAGTAGCGTTAAACTTGTAGTCAGCTACCGGGTAGTTTTCTGGATCGAACTGCATATATCTGTGTGCAGCTTTAGTAACAAAAGGCAACAAGAAGGACTGCTGAAAGTTAATTAGAGTACGCTTGTGACGCTTAATAATTGCGCCCAAAGACATACTTATTCCTGCGGCGGTTGCTTCTCCGTTAACCTGTCCAGCAATACCGGCAGAGTCAACAGCGCCCGTTGCCTGTTGTACCATCTGCTGCAAACTTGCAGCTTGTGAAAAAGTAATCTGGTTAACCTGTCCGAAATTAAAAGGCTGTAGCACTTCACGAGGATCACCATTCGTAAGTATCATCTTGCCCGGACGCACTTCGGGTTTACTGCCTCTCGGCAATCTTGTTGCATCAATAGCCATCATAGGGTGGATAGTAAGGGCTAGTGCGTCTATTCTAGCGCGTAGCTCTGTGTCAAGAGCCTTTTGGCTGTTATAGCCTTTTTCACAAACGCCCCTGCCCCAAAATCTACCGGGGACAACATCCCATGGAAATGCTACAACAGGACGGTCTTGCATCATGTAAGGGCTAACTTCTGCTTTTAAAAGCTGACCACCGTTAGCAACAACAACAATGGCCTCGGTATACATACTATCGCTTTTAAAATCTTCAAGCTCTTCTTCAAGCAGTTCGGAAGGGACAAGGCCGTAGTATTTGGTTAACCTTATTTTGTCATCGCTATAAACAGCAAGCTCTTGGTCTGGCTCTAAATCAGTGTCAGGAGCAGCATTGCCCAAGTAACACTCCTTGTATACGCCTTTTTCTTGAAGAATCTCCACGGAGTGTTTGCTGACAAACTCATCAATAACAATGCCCATTGCATCTTCTACAGAGGTCGCTACAGGATCAATCAAAAAGTTTTGCGGCAAAACTGGTCGTAACTTAACAACAGTCCTGTCTTTTATTTTAACCCCAATAGCCTGAAGCTGGCCGTCCATAACTGGTTGGGCAGACGGAGCCATTTCTTTTACTTCTTCAACTACAATTTCTCCAATGCCAGTACCGAATACTGCCGCGTTAATTAAACACTCTGCTACAGCTTTTCGTACCTTACAATGCTCAAAGTCTTCTGTTAGCTTATTGCGCAAATACTGCACATCCTGCTTCTCAGGATCTTTCATGTCGTCTGTAATTTCGAACCACTTACCACGACCAAACGTAGCTTCTTCTAGTTCTGCTACATTAGACTCAACTGCTTGTTGTAGTGCAGGGGATATAATACGGCTACGCTCTGAACTTCTTTCCCTATCTGCGGGATCCCATATGCCACGCCAAAGTCGGTAATACTCGTCAAAGTCTTCTTCGTAATTACTTTCAAAAAAGTCTCGCCAATCTTCAACTTTGTTCATTACCCAATTTTCGATGACTTCTCCGGTCATTAATGGGTCTGGGCTATAAATGTCTTCTGCCATGTTAGTATCCCGCTACAATATCTAAAATTTCCGGCTCATCAAAATCTATGTCGCCAATCCCATAAGGGACATTAGCTAATTGATCTATGTATGCTAACGCATCAACCAAGTCATCGTGCGTTAATTGGTCTGGAAACTGAAACAACTGATCTAAAAATCTAGCGTTCCAATCACCCTTGTTAATTGATATCACACCATTTTCAAAACGCCCTTGCAAGGCCCACATAATTCTATCAGTTTTCTTTTTGTTTCCGTGTGTTAATTCTTCAACTCTAAAAAACTGCATATACCTTTTTTGCAAATCCATTAAAGGAGACATTACTGCTTGTTTTGCAATCCCCCTTTCGATACCGACCGATACTGGACGATAGTCCCTTACGGCTTGAAATATCTTGGCGGCTGTTTCATCTAACGACCATCTACCGTGAATAATATTTTCAACGTACCAGTCACCGTTATCTCCAACCTTTACAACAGCCATTGCTGTTTCATCTAACTTGGAGTTTTTTGTTTTCTTTTTGGATACATCTTCAAATCCCGCCAAGTCAATCGCAATATAGTAATCGCCAGAGTCAGGCTCTTCACCATATTTAATCCATGTTTCCTTAAACATTTCGGAACCAGTTGCTTCAAACGACGCCATAAATTCTTGGCGAAACGCATACGACGACATCGACTTTTTAGCAATATCAATCTCGCTTGGATCAAGTATAGGGTTATCGTAAGACGTAAAATGCCAGCCTTTATAAGTTTCATCATCAGACATCTCCGCATACTTGTACAACTCGTAGAAGTGATTACGGCCCATAGGCGTTCCTATAAACAAGGCGTGACCCTTCTGGTCTGCTAAGGCTGGACGAAGAATCTGCTCCCATACATCGGGCTTCATGTCTGCGTACTCATCCATAACAAGAAACTTCAAGGACACACCACGCATAGTCTCTGGCCTATCGGCTCCTTTCAGACTAATTGTGGCCCCGTTGACCAGCTTGATTTGCAGGTTGTTAATGTGACTGCCTGAAATTACAGGGTGTCCCAGCTCTAGCAGAGTCTGCCACATAATATCGCGGGCTTGCCCCTGCGTAGGCGCAACGTAAAAAACATGACCTCGCTCGGCTTGTAAACCATTGATAATAAGCAGCCACGCAGCGAGTCGTGACTTTCCTGTTCGTCTTCCGGCAGCTACTACTTTAAAACGAGTCGGATCATTGTACACTTCCTGCTGCCAAGGAAGTAGTTCAACGTTAAGATCCATTAAAGTTAGCGAGTGCTGGTGCTTGTTCTACTAGATCAAAGGTTACAACTACCTCGATATTGCCTGTAGAAGTCGCCTGACACTTTACTGTTTCGTTGTCGTGGAGGACAAACAATGGGCCTCCTCCGTTTCCTAGCGTTTCTTTACCGCCACCTGATATGTTTGTTCCGTCAAATAAGTAAACCTGTGGCGTTCCAGAAAGATCCCAGTACAAATCTATGCTGTTCGTAGACCCACCGTGGTTCGCTATAAATACGTAGCTCACAACAGCGTGGAAACCGGTAGGGACAGTAAACAGCGTTGCTAGATCAGTGGTGGTTAACCTTGTGTGTTTCGTATATAGCATCAGTACGTCCAGATAACAGGTGAACTTGCTCGTATGTCCAAGTGTATAAACGAAGGATCAACGCCGATACCTGTGAATCCTAACGCCAGTGCTTCTTTTACTAACCTAAACCGCTTGTTACTGCTTACCACCCTTATGTCTGCTGCAATACCGCTAGCGTGTGTACCCGGAATCTCTTTAGCTGCCTCAATAGGGTGGCTAGGATCTCGGTAGCCGCTGGTTACAACAAACGGAAACCCGCAAACGTGCCTCAGTTGATCGAGTTTTTCGAGAAACTCCGGTTTCATTTCGTTATTGCCGGTGTGTTGACAGTTAAACTCAGACAACTCAAAGTATTTCACCGGAATCTCCATCAATAACGCTACCACCGCTAACGTCGGCGGAACCGACACCCGTAATGTTAATCTGTATCGCGCTCCGTCCTGCGTCTTTGACGACATCTTTTTCGAACAGCGCGGTAGGAGCAACACGATCCATAACAAGTTTCCATGCGGCTGCTTGATTTTTATGATCGTCGTCTAAAGCAGCGCGGAAAATCGCTTCGAGTACCTTTGCAGACTTGGGACTAGCTAACATCCGCGCCTTATACTCGTTCATAACCGCTGCGTCGCCTTTCGGACGACCACGTACACCCCTATTTCCTTTTTTAACAGACGCTACTTCAGTCTTTTTGGGACGACC